AAAAACTCCAACTCTCCACCTTCAAAGTCATCGTTTAAAACAAATGATATACTTATCTTTCTTAATGAACTTAGTCCATCAGAAATATCAGTATGCCAATTATAATAATCTCCAACTTGATATTCTAAATATTGAATGTCTTGTATACAGGATATTCTGTAATTATAAATTTCATTCAAATCTAAAATTATGTAATTTAAGACATTGCCGATACCTGATTCGATAGGTATTCTCCAAGCATTAACTTCTCTTATACCTTCTTTACCTGAATTAACTTTTGCTATGACAGGTATTTTTTTTACAGCAATTTCTCTTAAAAAATCTTTATGTACTTGTAAGTCTACTGCTCTATGAACCAAACCATAGATAGGGTTAGTATCATAATCAGGTTGGCAGTTCTCCTTAAAAAATCTATTAGGGATTGGAGAGTAACTACTCACTAGCATTTTCTCTAAGTGTTAGTGTTCCTTTCTTACTTCTTGATAATGTAATGCCATTACCGAATGCTTTCCTGCAATCGTGTGGAACTAAAGATTTGATATCGTTTACAATTTGTTTTTGCATCGTTACATAAGGTTTAACTTCTTTTAACGAATCAATCAAGATATTCATTTCTTTATTGTCTTTCATATCTAAAGTTCTCATGCCATCTAATTTAATTTCTTTGGGTTGTTCTATCGGTTGTATAAATTCTGTAGGCTCTTTATCTTCTTCAACGAATTTCCAAAATGCCATCTCAGCTTTGTAAAGTGTTTGATGAAACTCAGGGTCAGATTCTATCGATGACCACTTATGCTCATTGTTGCCAAAAAATACTGATAAATAAGTTTCATTAGCACCTGAGTGCATCATGTAATGTTGCAACTGACAATAATAAAATTGAGCTACATTTTCCAATGTGTTCATTGCATAAGTGTGTTTAGCTTCTACAATGATGTTAGGCTTAACAATGTGTCCATCTAAGTGAGACATCATAAAGTCTTTTTGTTCTAATGTTACATCTCTTTCGATTTCAGTATCTTTATAACCTTCATTGACTAATGCTTTTTCTAGCCAATCAATATTAAGTTTTTCTGTAGTAATACCCATTTGCACAGGCAATACATCTGATAAATCTACAGGCTCTACTCTTTTTGTTTTTTCGAGCCACAGAGTGTGCCAATCACCTTCAATGATTCTCTTAGCATCACTCCCACCTATTCCTAATGTTCTATCCATTCTAATCTCCGAGTTGTTTGAGAGTAGGTAGACCGAAGGGGTACTAACAGTCTACCTACAGAGGAGAAACGATTATGACCTCGTTTCAAATGAGCGAAATATGAAAAACTAGAAAGGAGTATCATTCCCTTCTGTTTTCTTTATATCATTATTTTCCATCAGAGCCAAGCTAATGAACTTATATTGTCCACCTGTCTTTTCTGATGTTCCTTCTTTTTGTGTAGCATAAACCTGATGGTCATACTTGTAGTTTACTTTCATAGCTCCTGACATGTGGTATTTCTTACCTGCTTTTGCAGGAGTTAGAAAACCAACTTCAACAAACATACGATGATATTTGTTTCCTGTCGCACCTGTTTTTTCTACAACAATGATGTTAGTGCCTTCTTTGGTATGCTCCTTACCTGACTTGTCTTTATACTTTTCAATAGTACCATCATCAATCTTCCCTACCTTAACAATCCTATCAGAACTATTATCGTATGGGTCATTGAGAGTGCCATTGATTATATCTGTTTGACCATAAGAGCCATTCTCTACTCTCTCATCTATTGCTTTTGCTTGTTCCATTATGTTATCTGCATCCATTATTTTCTCCTACATTATGTTATTTTTTACTTGTTCATTTACTTGTGGTGGTGTTGGGTTGGTATTATTTTTACCACTACCTGAACCATTGCCATCATCATCTTCCGATGGAATACCAAACAAGGTTTGAAGACCATATCGTTTAGCATAGGTCAGTCCTGACCCGAACTTATGTGCATCATTTGTATTAGCACATGGCACAGGGGTACATGAATCTAAGGTGTCTGTATCATTTTCATGTCTGATAACAGTCCTTATATATTCTTTACCATCTGTACTTACTTCATGCTGAGAGAAGCATAAACCAAATTGTGTAGCTTCATTAACAACATCTATAACATCTTCGAGAGTAGAATATTTTGAACCATAAAATGAGTTCAATCCACTTTGCTTTGCTCTAAGTTTTAGTGCTTGGAACTTAACCAATGCACTTACTAATCTAAGCTCATTGTTTTGTTTTTCTTGTATTTTTGTTATTGCCATTTGTTTCTCCTTTGTTTTTAAGTTTGTTATATTCTTCTTTATATTGTCTACCAATCAAAGCATCAACTATAGTGATACTATTTCTACAATATTCTCTGATTGTTAGTAATGTGTCAGTACCATAACCTTTGAGTTCATAGAAACTTTTAATGTCATCTATTTTTTTAATAACATTGTTATAACCATGTTTCTGACCATCATAAAATTCATTGTTCATAATATTTCTCCTGTTGGTTGATAACAACATTACACCTAAAGTATATCAATGTAAACCTTTTTTTTATACGAAAAGTAGTTTATACTCATTGGGGTAAACAACAGGAGCAACAATGATATTAAATCAATACATTAAAAAAGAAGGGATATCAGTATCTAAATTTGCTGATAAATGCAAGATACCATTGCCTACCATGTCGAAGTATTATTATGGAGAGAAGATACCAAGACAAGAGAACATGATGAAGATTTATAAGCAGACAGAGAAGAAAGTAACAGCTAATGATTTTTATGGAATAAAGTAATGTCTTTTCAATCAATGGCATGGGCAGTCAAACAAAATACTAAGAACAGTATTAGCAAACTTATTTTGCTTATGTTGGCTAATTATGCTGATGAAGAACATGCTTGTTATCCAAGCATCACACACATTGCAGAGTTGTGTCATTGCTCAGAGAGAAGTGTTAAAAGACATATAAAAGACTTACGAATAAGAGGATATATTAAGATTGGTAAAATAAAAGGCAGAGTGAATAATTGTAATAGATATATTCTTGGTAGTGCCAATGCTACACTAGTGACAGAGAGTGCAATCGGTAGTGACACAGTTGCCCACAATACTAATATAAAGCAAAGCAATATTTTAAATAAGGTTAAGAAGAATAAAAACTTCTTAGCAGGATAGGTTTAGGAGATGAGATGAAAAAGATTGAAGGGGTATACAGAGCAAAAGATTTAACAGAAGATATATGGGATTTATATAAAGGGAAATCACAAAAGAGATATTATTGTGGTTTTAGTTCGATTGATAAATATTTTAAGATAATAAAACCTTCGTTTAATTTATTTACAGGTACACCTAATTCAGGTAAGTCTAGTCTCACATTAGAGATAGCATTGAGAACTGCAAGAGAACATGGTTTTAAGTTTCTTATATTCTCACCTGAGAGTTCTTTAGCTGTAAATTTAAAAAGATTAGTAGAGAAATATTGTCAGAAACCATTTGATATTATGTTTCACAACAGAGCAGATGAAACAGAAGTATTGGAAGCTATAGAGTTTATACATGAGCATTTCCTTTTCATTGATAAGAAAGAAGATAGTCCTGATATAGATTGGATACTTGAAAGAGCAAGATTAGTTCATAAGGAATTTGATATCGATGGCATGATACTAGACCCATACAATGAGATTAATCCTGAGAGAAATAACATAAGGGAAGATGAACATATCTCATTACTGATATCTAAGATAAAAAGATTCAACAGAGAGACACATACCTTTACATTCATTGTGGCACATCCTACCAAGCAGATTAGAGGTGCAGATGGATTATTCTCAGTAAATAGCCTTTATGATGTAAGTGGGTCAGCACATTGGAATAACAAAACAGATGTTGGTGTTATTGTTACAAGAGACTATGAGAATCAATGTACCAATGTAAGGATTTGCAAGATAAGAGAGATAGATGTACAGGGCAACATTGGGGAGTGTACTATCCGATGGAACAACAGTACCAAGTGTTTTGAGGACATTTCTGCCTTCTAAAAATAATCGAAAATAAATGCAAAAAGACTTGATATATACTTTAAGTATGTAATAATACTTATATAGGGTAATGAAACCCTAGTAAACAAAGGAGAAACAGAATGAAAGAAATAATAATAACAAAAATGACAGGTAAAAATGGCAGACCAAGCACTTATGAAATAGATGCATTTGATATGTCTAAAAAATACACATTGATAGACACTTGTAAAACCGAAAGACATGATGATGTTCAAGGTATTGTATTTTACATGCAACAAAGTCATGACATAGATAATAGTAAAATTACTTACGAAGCATATTGATAAATTAACTAAAATAGGAGAAACATAATATGACAAAGACAGAAATAGAAGAAAGAAAAGCAAAGAGAAAAGCATACTTTCAAAAGATGAAGGAAAAATACGAAAAGATAGACCTTCATCAAATGCATAGCTTTGCAAAAAAAGTAGCAGAGCAACAAGCACACAAGGAGATTGACAAATACCCTGATGGAGAACCTGAGTTCTCAGTAGGGTTTGCATGGGTCAATGTGTATGGTCTTAGAAAAAACTCAAAGCTAGTCAAGAAGTTTGAAGAAATTGGATTCAAATGGAATGAATATAAGAAATGTTTAGGCATGTCTAGTTACAAGATTCTTGATTACAATGGTCAATGCATTATGGTCAAAGAAGCAGGTGTCCATGCATATGCTGATGTCTGTAAGAACTATGGTCTGGACATATATGCAGAATCAAGACTAGACTAAAACAAATCAACAGAGAAAGAGAGCAGTCAGAAATGATTGCTCTTTTTTTATTTTTACTGTATAAAAAAGGTGTATGCCAAAACTAGTAGACAAGAATCAAGAGACAGCAGATACAATAGAGAGACTATCAGGTCTTGGATTAACACACGAGCAGATAGGTTATGTAGTCAATCTAAGCAAACCAACTATGTATAAGTATTATCATGAAGAACTTAAATCGGGTAAGGCTAAAGCTATAGCACAGATTGCTAGTAATCTTTTTCAAACAGCATGTGGTATTGGTAGAGATGCTTTAGTTGCTCAGATGTTTTTCTTGAAGACACAAGCAGGTTGGAAAGA